TAGGTAGGATGAGTGAGAGAAGTGGACAAGAAAGATTAGATGGGCTACTTGCCTCATCTGGTTCAACCTCAATTAAAGCCGCAGTTGAGGCTGATAAAACACTAAGCGGTGCAGTGCAAACTTTAAGAGTTGTGTCTGCATCACCAGGCACAATAACATCCGCTAATATTGACTACCTGAGTTATCAATATTCAGTGGAACTAATAGGTTAGAAAGGAAAAAACTCATGGCAATATTCATGGGCAACAAGGTAGCGGTGGTTGTAGGAACTACAACTATCAGCGATCATGTTTCTACTGTAAGTTTAAATAGAGAAGTTGAGGCAGTTACTATCACCGCCATGAACGATACAGTTCAAAATATGGTGGGTGGAGTTGAGGTTTCAAGTGTATCTATGGAAATTTTCAATGATTTTGCAGCTGCATCAGTTAATAGTTTGTTTGAAGATGCAATTGGATCAAAGTTAGCAATTAGATTAGTACCAGTAACAGGTACAGTTACAGCTACAAATCCAAGTTACAGTATGTCATGTCTTGTGACTCAGTGGACACCGATCTCAGGTGCTACAGACTCAGCTATGACTGCTAGTATAACAATTCCTGTAACAGCTATAACTAAGGCAACTAGCTAATAATAAGAAAAGGTGGGACATGCACAAAATTGAAATAACAAAGAAAGACGGCAAGAAAGTTACTTACGATCTTACGCCATCTGCAAAAGTCGCTTTTGAAGCGGAGTTTAAAACAGGATGGCGTAAGCGGTTAGGTGAGCTACAAATGGAGTCAGATTTGTGGTGGTTTGCTTGGCGACTTGAAAAAGATCTAGGCAAAACAGAATTGCTTTATGGGGATGATTACATTAACCAGTATGTTGATGTGGATTTACTCTATGACTCAAAAAATGGTTAGACCGACATGGACAGATATGGGAATTGGCATCTGTGTCGGTGGCTACAGGAATATCTCCCAAGGATTTATTAGAGGTTGATCCTGCAGTTTATATGGCCATAAAAGCAATTTTGCAGGAAAGGGCAAAACAAACTAAAACAGTAAGGCGTAGATAATGATCAATGCAGATAGACGGCTCAAGTCGATCTATGTTGAAAATTTAGATGCTCTGTTAGCAAAATTAAAAGAAATAGACCCAGAGGCTCACAGAATTTTTAGGCGTGAATTGCGCAAACAAATTAAACCTGTAGAGCAGTTAGCAAAAAAGTTTGTACCAGCTGAGGTGTTTCCAGGATGGCGCGATACAAAGCCTTATTATCCTGCAGCTTGGGGATGGGCTAAAGACACAGTTCATAGAGGTAGGACTTATGGCAAAACAGGTGAGTCTAGGTGGCAATGGTCGCAAGAGCAAGCAAGATCAGGCATATCAATAAGTAATGCAAAAACAAAAGTACAAAGAATTAAAGGCACTACTTTTGGTGTAACAGCTTTAGCACTTATGAATAAGTCAGTACCAGGTATAATTTATGAATTAGCAGGATCAGGCAGTACTAGGTCTAAAGCAAAAACAAGGCGTGTTAGCCGTAACCCAGAGGCCAGTAATTTATTTATAAAAAGAGTAAATGAAACAAGCGGTACAATTGCCTCAGATGGTAAAGGAAAAAGGTTAATTTACAAGGCCACAGCTGAAAAAGGTGAGCAGGCTCTTGCTAATATTGCAGAGGTGTTAAAAAAATATCTAGGCAAAGAATTTAGAGGTTAATCATGGCTTTAAGTAGCAATGTAGTCATAAACTTTTTAACCAAGTTTGATAAAAAAGGTTTAGAAAAAGCTACAAAAGAGCTAAAAGGTTTTGATGCTTTTATTGCTAAAAGCAAGTTTGCAGGCAAAGCCGCACTTGTTACAGCTGGCATTGCAGGCGTTATTGCAATGGAAAGATTGGCTAGATCCTCAATAAGAGCTGCCCTTGAACAAGAAAAATTAGATAAATCTGTTGAACAATCATTAAGATCAATAAATGAATTAGGCTCAATTACAGCTTTAAACACTTTTATAAGTGATGTAGAAAAAGCTGCAAACATAACTAAAAATGAATTGACACCTGCAATAAATGGTTTAATTATTCAAACTGGTGATCTAACAAAAGCACAAGATTTATTTAATATTGCAGTTGATACAAGTGCAGGTGCAGGTTTAAATTTAGCTCAAGTTTCAGATGCGTTAGGTAAAGCTAGTAGAGGTAATTTTAAAGCTTTAGGCGCATTAGGTTTAGGTTTTGATGCACTGACAGCTAAAGAAATTGGTTTAGCAGAGATCACAGATTATTTAACTTTAAAATTTGGTGGCGCGGCAGTAAGAGCTACAGAGACTTTTGGTGGTCAATTAGATGCTTTAAAAATTAGTGCAGGTGCAGCGCAAACAGCTTTAGGTGAAGGATTTATTACAGCTTTTGAAATTATTGCAGATGGTGGGGATGCAGCTGATTTTTTTGGCACTAAATTAGAACAATTGGGATTAAATGGTGGTTATATTTTAATTGGCTTGGCAGATAAAGTTTCTAAAATTACAGATGCTTTTGATGTTTTAAGTTCAAAATTTGAAGGCACTGCGGCTGGCAATCTGTTAAAATTTTTATTTACTACAAAACAGATACCTGTTATTGGTGGATGGTTAGAGGGCTTTGAAAATCTAGCTAAAGAAGGCAAAAAAATTGCAGAGACTACAGGCAAAACTTTAGAGCAAACAGAGCAAGAGGCTGCAATAGCCAAAAAACTTGCAGCTTTGCAAGGTAAATTAGACAAGATAGCAGCTGGAACTTTAAACAAACAGAAAAAATTAACAGCTGAGAAAAAAGCACAAGAGGCTTTAGATAAGAAAAAGGCAGAGCTTGAGGCTATGTTTGATATGGATCGCATTAACTTACAAGCTGCCTTGAGCCGCAAGTTAAATGCTGAGGATGAAATAAGAGTTAAGATATTACAAAAATTAGCTGATGGTACAAAGAGTGCAGTAGATGAAGCGCAACGCTATGCAGATGTTTTAAAAGTAATTGAGGATGGACAGATTACTACTGCAGAGGTAGAAATGTTAGCGAAAAAATGGGGCATAACTACTGCGGGTGTTTTATTATATTTACAACAATTGTTTGCAGCTAATGAAGAATTACGCAAGATGTTGGCATTGTTAGATGAATTGTCTAAGAAAAAAATAAACGCACCATCTATATACGATCCAAGTTATTTTACTGATTTAGCCAAAACCTTAGTTGGTACACCCAATTATGCCGACATGACAGAAAAAGAAATTGCGGCTGAAAGATATAGGGAAAGTGGAGCAATTTATCGGGGCATACCGCTTATGGCTGAAGGTGGCGTTGTTACGCAACCTACTTTGGCAATGATTGGTGAAGCTGGTGCAGAGGCAGTTATCCCATTAGATCGCATGGGTAGCATGGGTACAAAGGTAGTTGTAAATGTACAAGGCTCTGTTATCTCTGAGGGTCAATTACAATCTGTAATTCAAGATGTTTTGTATAATTTAAACCGAACTGGGGCGGTCACTCAGCTCACAAACTTAGGTAGATAATGTCAGCTGCAGTTTTAAAAGTAGAGGTAGATTTTTCTCAGGGCGCAAGTTTTGACCCAGCTCTTGTGCTTGATGATCCTGGCACACCATTAGATGTTGCAGTTTTAGGTACTGTAGCGGCAGATGTTGTAGATATAACACCATTTGTAACTCAAGTATTTATTAGGCGTGCATTTAACAGATCATCTGACTCATTTACTGGTGGCAGTGCCAGAGTTGTTTTTGTTGATCAAACAGGTGAATTTAATCCTGCAAACACATCATCAGTTTTGTACGGCAAAATTAAACCTATGAGAAAGATTAGATTTACAGCTGAATTTAACAGTGTTAATTACAATCTAGGATCTTTTTATGTACAACAATGGGATTACAAAAGTCCTACAGGTTTTGACCCAGCCTATGTAACTTTAAATTGTGTGGATGGTTTTCAATTATTAAATCTGACTACAATAAATACTGTCTCTGGTGGCACAGCGGGACAGACAACTGCACAAAGAATTACAAGCTTATTGGATGCTGGACAGTGGCCAATTGGTATGAGAGATATTTCAACTACGGCAACTACATTGGTGCAGGCAGATACAGGGGCATCAAGATCTTTACTAGGTGCGCTGCAGGTGGTAGAGCAGACAGACCTTGGGGCTTTATACATTGATGAAAGGGGCTTTGTTAAATTCTTATCGCGCAATGACATTATTACTGCATCTGGTGGCGCATTGACTAAATTCTCAGATCAAGTGGGATCAGGTGACATCACTTACCAAGCTGCTCAATTTGATATATCAGATTATCAGCTCATCAATAAAGCTGAGGTTACCCCTACTGGGTTGACAACTCAGGTTGCATCTAATACTGACAGCATTGATGATTACTTCCAACATAGCAGAATTAGATCAGGCATTATGACTACAGAGGCAGATGCCCTAAACCAGGCTTTAATGATTGTAGCCTCACGCAAAGAGCAAGGGGTAGATCTACAATTAAACGCCTTGACTGTGGATGCTTATTCCTCAATTGATCCAGCTAGAGTAACTGCAGCTTTACAGTTAGATATATTCAACCCTATAGAGGTTACCCAAACTCTGCCTGCAGGCAATGTAGTAACTCAAAGCGTAATTGCGGGTGTCCAATATGAAATAACACCAAGTAGTTTTTTAGTGACTTTTACCTGTGCGCAACCCTTTGCCTCTGGATTTTTGCTAGACTCAGCCGTAGATGGAATTTTAGATCAAGACAGTTTGGCTTATTAGGGAGTGTAAATAATGGCAGGTGCAGGTTACAAATTATTTAACACTGGTGATGTTTTAACAGCCGCCCAGGTTAATACTTATTTAATGGAACAAACTGTAATGGTTTTTGCTGATGCTTCAGCGCGTACAACCGCATTAACAGGTGTTGTTGCAGAAGGTATGATTTCCTTTTTAAAAGACACTAACTCAACTGAGTATTATTCTGGAAGCGCATGGGTAGCAGTTGGTGGAAGTGTACCTGCATCTTTACAATATGCGGCTGGTAAAAATAAAATTATCAATGGTGATTTTGCAATAAATCAGAGAAATCTTTTTACTATAACTAACCCTTCTGGCTATGCAATGGCAGATAGATGGGTATTTAGTAATTCTATAAGCGGCACAAATGTTTGTACAATGCAATCATTTACTCCTGGTACTGCACCAGTAGCTGGTTATGAAGCGCAATATTTTGCAAGATTTGCTAACTCAGGCCAATCTTCTGCTTCGCAAGACTCTATCCTACTTCAAAAAATAGAAGATGTCCGTACTTTTGCCAATCAAACAGTAACTGTATCTTTTTGGGCTAAATGTGATGTTACTAGCAAAAAAATAGCGGTTGAAATGGTGCAAAACTTTGGTAGTGGTGGCTCTCCATCTTCAACAGTTAATACATATTTTGGCCAAGTAACGTTAACTACATCCTGGGCAAGATATACAGTTACTGGAACAGTACCTTCAATTGCTGGCAAAACTATTGGAACAACAGCTAATACTTCATCTTTGCAATTATTTTTATGGAACTCTGCTGGCTCAGATTACAATGCTAGAACTGGCTCTATTGGTATTCAAAATAATACTTTTGATATGTGGGGTATTCAAGTTGAAGAAGGCTCAACTGTTACAGATTTCCAAACTGCAACAGGAACTATTCAAGGTGAGTTAGCTGCTTGCCAAAGGTATTATTTTAAGCTTCCTGGTAGCAATAATATATTTTATGCTGGTTTTAATAATTCAACAACTGAGGCGTACAGTGCAATTCCGCTTCCAGTAACCATGAGAGTTAGACCAACTACAACAGTTACAAATGCTGCAAGTGGTTTAGCAGTAAGAATATCAGGTGGTACAAATGTTGCTTGTAATGGCACTACTTCGATTATAGGTAACACATTACAAAATCTATGGTTTTCTACCACAGTTGCAAGCGGATTAACCGCAGGACAAGGTAGCGCCTTAATAAACATTGGAAGTGCGGAAGCAATAGAAATGAGTGCTGAATTATGATTGCTTACAAAGAATATACAACAGATATGGGTCAATCATTTATTGAAAGAGATAATGGAAACGGCTCAATATCTTTTATTCCTATTGATGAAGCCAATTCAGATTATCAAGCATATCTAGCGGCACAATCCACCCCGATTGATACAGAGGATGAGTAACCAACTCTAATCTAATGGCAACAATAAGAGAACTTACTAGCCCTAATGGATGGCTGGCTAGTGAAGATCGTAAGGCATTAGGCATTGAAACTTTTACAGTGCCAGGTACAAAGATTAGGTTTGCATGTGCCAAAGCCGTTGCGCCAATCCTGGTAAGTTTTGCTAAAGATTTCCATGAGTTAGTTGAGCCTATTGATATTGGTCAATTAGATGACTGGGGCTACGCCTTCCGTATGACCAGAGGATCTGACAAAGTATTAAGCAATCACAGCTCTGGCACTGCCATTGATTTAAATGCAATTAAACATCCCTTGGGCAAGTCAAATACATTTAATCGTGATCAATCCAATACAATTAAGCTACTAATAACTAAATATGGCTTGTTTTGGGGTGGCAATTACAAAAAGCGTAAAGATGAAATGCATTTTGAAATAGCATTAACCCCTGAGCAGGTTAAAGACAAAATCAAAGAGTTAGGATTGAAATGAAATTAGATAAGAAGAGAAAAGAAATTTTGAAGTCATATCTAAGAAGCGTGGCTGCCGCATCTATAACAACTGCCTTAGCTTTAATTGCGGATTGGAATGCTGAATATGCAATTTTAGCAGGTGCATTAGTAGCACCTTTAGCACGCTATTTTGATCCACAGGATGACAAGTTTGGCATCAATAGCTAATGAGTGTGAACGATTGGGCAGCTTTAATAATTTCACTTTTAACTATTGTAGGTGCGTTAATTGCCACAGTTAGATGGCTAGTAAAGCATTATCTATCTGAGCTAAAAGATGACGGCAATGGCGGCCATAACCTAGAGGGCAGAGTAAGGCGCATAGAGCAAAAACTAGACACGCTCTATGACATCCTCATAAGTAAGCAATAGTTCCTTTACCCTACTCAGATGAGAAGCTGTGTAGTAGTACCTTCCAGGGGCAGGCCTTTAAATGCTTACAGATTGGCCAAGGCATTTAGAGATACAAATGCAGAGGCAGATTTATTTTTTGTCATAGACAATGATGATCCACTCTGGTCTGAGTATGTAAGATTTGAGGATGAATTTGAGTATAGGTGTATGCCTGCAGAAAATAAAACAGGTGGCTGTGCAAAGTCTCTTAATGATGTGGCTGTTATTTTGTTGGATATTACTAAGTTTCCTTTATATGATTATTTTGTTTTCATGGGTGATGATCACCTTCCTAGAACCCAAGGCTGGGATAAAGCCCTTGTGGAAGCGATAGGTTTAGATCAAGGTATTGCCTATGGTGATGATCTGTTGCAAGGTGCAAATCTGCCAACAGCTTTTGCAATGAGTAGAAATCTTGTAGCAGAGTTACAAGGTATGACCTTTCCTGGTTGCGTACATTTATTTTTTGACAACTTTGTTAAGCAATTAGCCATAGACCTAGATTGTTTAAAATATTTACCTGATGTGATCATTGAGCATATACATCCAGCTGCAGGTAAAGCTGAGATGGATGCAGGTTATGAAAGAGTCAATCAGCCTAAATGGTATGAGCAGGATCTTTTGACATTA